CTTCGCGATCAGCGAGCTCGGCGATGGTCGTGAACTCCCCCGACTCCAACATACGTTTCCAGCGAAACGCACGTGCCAGCGCCTTGACCACCGTGTTGTCCATCTTGCTGTGCCCAGATGGCCCATCCGGCATCTGCATTTCCTTTCGGCCGCCGCGCTTCACGATGCGGAACGGGATGTGCACTGTCACCGTTTTTGGCACTGGCTTCGCGCGGGTCATGCCGCCGTTCCTAGATCAGCCATCATTTCGCGCGCCAGCCCGGTCAGACCGTCCATCCGAAGGCGAACATCGAGGCCATCGGTGCCGATGTCGATCCGCTCGACCAGCAGCGTCACGATGCGTGCCTGTTCAGCGGGGAAGAGTTCGTCCCAGAGCGGGTCGAGGCGGGTCAGTGCGTCACGGGCATCGGCCTCGGTGATCTCGCCGTCCTGCGAGCGGGCCGCTTTCCATGTGCCCGCAATGATCTCGGGCTGGCGGAAGACGACGCGAAGCTGGTCGATGACAGCGGCCTCAATCTCCCCCGCTGGTACGCGGCCGACCGGGCATGCCCCGGCACCATGTTTCAGCACCGACTGGCTGACATAGTATCGGTAGAGCTTGCCACCCTTGCGGGTGTGCGTTGGCGAAAAGGCCGCCCCGTCGGGGCCGTAGAGCAGCCCTTTCAGCAGCGCAGGCGTGTCGGCGCGGGTGCGTGCGGCACGCTTGCGCGGGCTTTCGGTCAGGATGGCGTGGACCTTGTCCCAAACCGCGCGGTCGATGATGGCGTCGTGCTCGCCGGGATAGCTGTCGCCCTTGTGGACCGCCTCGCCGATGTAGGCGCGGTTGTTCAGAAGGCGATACAGGTATTTCTTGTCGATCCGGTTGCCTCGGCTGGTCTGGACGCCCCGTGCTGCCAGTTCCCGAGCCAGTTCTGTACCCGAGCCGATTTCGATGAAACGCGCGAAGATCCAGCGGACATTGGCGGCATCGGCTTCCTTGATGATCAACTTTCGGTCCTTCACCTCGTAGCCAAGCGGTGGCACGCCGCCCATCCACATGCCCTTCATACGGCTGGCGCGGACCTTGTCCCGTATGCGCTCGGCTGTCACCTCGCGCTCAAATTGGGCGAATGACAGCAGGATGTTCAGAGTCAGCCGCCCCATGGAGGTGGTCGTGTTGAACGACTGTGTGACGGAAACGAAGGTGACGCCATTCCGGTCGAACACCTCGACTAGTTTGGAAAAATCCATCAGCGACCGCGACAGACGGTCGATCTTGTACACGACGACCACGTCGACCAAGCCATCTTCGACATCCGCAAGAAGACGTTTCAGGCCGGGGCGTTCCAGCGTGCCGCCAGAGATGCCGCCATCGTCGTATTGATCCCGCACCAGTACCCAGCCCTCAGATCGCTGGCTGGCAATGTAGGCTTCGCAGGCTTCCCGCTGGGCGTGGAGGCTGTTGAACTCTTGCTCGAGTCCTTCCTCGGAGGATTTCCGGGTGTAGACCGCGCAGCGCAGTTTTCTGACGACTGGTTTGGTCATGCGCCCCTCCGATGGTTTTTCAGGCCAAAGAACACCCAGCCGTTCCAGCGTGTGCCGGTGATGGCGCGGGCGATGGCGGACAGCGATTTGTAGGGGCGACCCTGCCAATCGAAGCCGTCGGTCGTGACGGTGACAATCTGCTCGACACCCTGCCATTCACGGATCAGCCGCGTGCCCACGATTGGCATGAGGTCAGCCCGGATGCGGCTTTTCTTGCGGTCGCCTCCGTCGAGCTGCTCGCCAAGGGCTTCCAGCCGCCTCACCGTGTCCGGCTTCAGCCCACCATAGGTGAGTTCCTGAATGCGGTAGGCCAGTCGGCTCTCGAGGTAACGACGATTGAACGGTGGCGGCTCGCTATCGAACAGCTCACGCCACTGCAGCTTCAGGTCAGGCGTCGAGGTGGTCTTGAGCGCCGCCAGGCGGGCAGGGATGGGATCATTGGTCATGCGGTTCTCCGATTGGTTGAAGTTGCATGACGCCATTCGTCGGCCGGATAGTGAAGACAACTTTCTCCATTATCGTCAGATACTTAAGTCCGTTCCCGCATCCTCAGGCGAACCAGCCCGAGCGCCAGCAATCCGCAAAGTTCGGCGCGGCGTTCAGCCGGTGTCATCTGGTCCGTTGGGAGTGGGTTGGGTCGTTTCATTGGAGCACCGGCAGGAGAACGTTTCGAACAGGGAAACGCTATGCGATTAGCCAGTAAAAACAATCAAAAACAAATGCTTATCTGGTTTCTGCGCACTGCTTCGAAATCATTCATAGACGGCACGAGCGAACATCTCTCCTGACGCGAGCATTCTCGGTGTTTAACAATGCCTTGAAAGCGAATCATGATCCGGACAGAGTGAACGTGTGCCTGCGCACGAGACGCCAGTCTCGCGGGAAGATTTGATGGGAGCGCATATTCCGGTTTCAAGCACCGATAAATTTGAGAGATGATTTAATGGGGCACCAGCGTCTTGGAAAAATGCCGGCATACCGCCTGTTGCCCGAAATTATTCGGTACATAGTGGACGGCGGTATTCCAACCGAGGCGGTGGCCGATCAAATTACCGAATTTGGTCGAGAAGCACTAAAATTTGCTTTGAAAGACGATGTCTTCATTGAAGCGCTCTGGTTGTTGATCCGCTTGCCTCAGGCAAGTGCGGCCAAAGATGCATCAAGGGCACTGGCTGAAATCGGCATCAACGGCGCCAAGCCCGCGTCGGTCTCTGACCTCCTCTTTCAATATGACAGTGCCGTGGAGCGGGTTCAACGTCGGATCCACCAGGGGAATACAGACCTCGGCGAAATCGCTCGTCGCGCTGGCCTTTCGGCGTTGGCAGAGGGCATGCAGTCGAACCTTCCATCTCTTTGGAGCCCCGGCGCGGACGACGTTCGGGCTTCGCTCGCCAGTTTGAGGGGAACTAAAAAATTCGCCGCATTGGCCCAAAGCTTTTACGCCAACTTTGTCGAGCGAGTGATCCATTACTACGTAGATCGAAACCTCCACAACATGATCGGTCCGGGTCGCATTGCGCGCTCCGTCCATGACATCGAGACGTTTGACGGTGCAGTCCGTCGGCATTGCAATGAGTCAGCCCTCATCATGCGAACATTTGCCCGGGACTGGCTGGGAAAGAACCACTATCGCGACGGCAAGGCGATTTCACGAGCGGATACGCGGGCTTTTTCTTCGCACGCAGTTGAGAAAATCAGGACCGAACTCGCATTGCGGAAAGGTAAGGCGTGAAGCAGCATCTGATCGAATGCGGTGTAACCGCCGCCTCCTGCAAGGAGGCGATCACCATGAACGTCCATGGTCCGAGCAAGAACGTGAACCTCCGCATCGACTACATTAGCAGAACGATGCTCTCGAACCTGCCCGACCTGCTGATCGATCTGCTCGAGGTCGCTGCATATGTCTATTGCGCCGATCAGCGCCTGGTCCGTGGATCGGAACAGCTTTCGAAATTCGGCGAAAATTGGCGCAGGAGCCTCAGGTTCTCGATCCCGGTACGGGAACTGGAGGTCTGGCAGGACCCTGAGGTTCAGGATGCGCTGATCGACACGTTGGGATTTCTTTCCGACGACAGTTATACATTTGATTTTCGGCAGGCTGAGACGCCGGTTCAGCCCAAGGAGCTGTATTTTCAAGATCTTATCGACCCCGCGGACGAACACGACGAGGTAGCACTATTCTCAGGCGGCGTGGACTCGTTCGCCGGTGCCGTGACTGATCTGGTGGCCAACGGTCGGTCGCTCACGCTGGTTGGACATTACTCGTCGACTAAGGTCAGGTCCGTTCAGGAAGGCCTTATTGCCGAGCTCAAGCGCAAGGGATTTGACCGGCGCCTTTCCTATGTTCCTGTTTGGGTCAGCAACGAAGGCGTTCGCGCACGCGAATTCACCCAGCGAACTCGCTCTTTCCTGTTCGCATGCTTAGGCTTCGTTGTAGCCAGAATGTCCGGCAAGGACAGCTTCAGTTTCTATGAAAACGGGGTGGTCAGCATCAATTTGCCGCTGGCGGGCGACGTTGTTGGTGGCCGAGCGACGCGTACTACCCACCCGAAAGTCCTGCGCGGGCTTGAGCACCTCTTTTCACTGCTCCTAGATCGTCAGATCCAGATCCACACACCGCTACAATGGCTGACTAAGACGGAAGTGACTGAGAAGATCGCGGCGGCAGGGATGGTCGATTTGCTCAGTCAGACCGTCAGTTGTACCCGGCCCAGGAAATGGACCGAAGGCCAAAAGCACTGTGGTGTGTGCTCGCAGTGTATCGACAGACGTTTTGGAATCCTCGCGGCCGGGTTGGGCGAACATGAGCCGCCAGCTCGCTATATGCACGACTTGCTTCTCGACGATCGGAGCGGCGGGGACGACTTGCGCATGGCGCTGGCTTACGTGTCATTATTCAAGAGGATCTCGACGACCACGAAGGCGAGGTTCCTGGTGGACTTCCCAGAGATCGTTTCTGCGGTCGGCCACTTCCCGGGCGTGCCGACTGCCGAGGCGGGGGATCGCCTCTTCGATCTGTTTCAGCGTCACGCGAATTCCGTTGAGGATGTGATTTCGTCGGCGCTCAGGGAATACAGCACCGCCCTGTTCAGAAACGAGCTGCCGGCGGCGTCGCTGCTCGTTGCGTGCAACAACCGAGGTCACGTCGAAGTTGCCCCGCCCTCAACCTACGACGCCGACATGAAGGCATTCATGGATCGGCTCTCGGTGGCTCCCCTTGAATTTGCATTCGACGATGATCAGGAGCGCGTGTATTTCAAGGGCGCGATGGCGCTAGAGGGTGCGAATTTCAAACTGGTCGCCGCTTTGATCGAGGCCTTCAGAACTGCCAAGAAGCGACGGTCCGAGGTTCCGTATCGTTCGGCACCGGACCTGGCGCAGTGCCTCGGCATTTCCGATCAGTCGATGCGTCAGCAGCTGAGGCGGTTGCGTGAGGCCATCGAACCTTTGAACGTGTCGTTGGGTATCCCGATGGATCAAGATTCGTTCATTCAGACCAAGGAGCGTGCGGGCTATCGAATCAACCCGCAGTGCTGTGAGATCTCGGTCGCGGATATTACGGGCAGCATTTCATCGGCCAGTACCGACTGAAGCGTCGGAGTCACACGCTTCGACGCGTCACGTCACAGAAGCTTTGAAGCAGCCCCGGTTTCTCGGGGCTTTTTCATTGTCCGACGTCACAAGAAAAATCCTTCTTGATCATATCAAACCAAGTCTAACCCGTTGAAAATGCTTGTATGTCCCGGTGCTTCGGCGCTGCGGGATGTACCGAAGCGCAATTCAACGGAGACCTGCATGTCACTGAAGCATCTGAACCAGATCGATCTCGCTGATCGCTGGAACATCTCGCATCGCACGCTCGAGCGGTGGCGTTGGACCGGTGAGGGTCCACGCTTCGTCAAGCTCGGTGGGCGCGTCGTTTATCGGCTCGAAGACGTCGAGGCGTTCGAGTGTGACCAAGTTCGCTCAAGCACTTCGAAAAAGCCCGCTTCGAAATCGGCGTGGCAGGTCATGCATCCGCCGACCCCGATGTCCCGATCCACTCGCACGAGCGGCTTTTCCTAGTTGAATGGCCATGGACGGTCGCAGCCCGCAGCAATGGATAATCCCATGAAACAACACGACTCTGTTCATACGGCGGCTCTCGTCAGGATCCCCGGCTTCTATCGCCGCTGGGAATTGCCGGAAATCCTGAAAAACCAACGTGCTTATCGGATCGAGAACGCCGGTTCCCATCAGGACGGAACGCCTCTCGTCGCGATCTATGCCGATACGGCAGCGGTCAGTCTCGACGGGCTGCCGAGCGCCCCGAACAAGAACGCTGAAACGGTCTCGGGCCCGTCTGGGACGATGTCGCTGCGGCCTGAGTAGAGGGGAAAGGAGGAGATCATGTTCATGGAAACCACACCCTTCATCACGGTCCGCGCCAGCCGACCGCTTTCCGAGATCGAGTTCTGCGCCTGGGTGGCGCAGGCCGTTCCCGGCGATCGGCTGGAATACCATCGCGGCTTTCTGGTGCTCGATAGCTTCCCGGGGCTTTCCAAGCTTGGGGACAACGAGCGCAATGAACTGCGCCTGTTGGGAACACGGGCGTTTTGGTCAGAGGCCCAAGGCCTCGTCCACCTCGTCCAGGAACGCCTCGGTCCGGACCTGTTTTCTTATCTCGCTATCGCGCGCCCCAAGACGCGCAGTTCAGCCGATGCCGTCACGCAACTGGCTGCCGTGGCCGCCTGACCCATCCCCCAAAAAAGGAACCCCCTATGAATTACCCAGAAAACACCCCGAGCGTGGACGACATGCTCAACATGCCGACCGGTGAGTTGGCGCAGATGCCGGTGGAACTGCTGGCGAGCCTGCAGGCCGAACTGGCGCATGCAGCCAAGCAGATGCGCATCGCGACCGCGCGGTTCCGCACCGCTCTCGAGGTGCGCTACGCCACCCGCGCCGCTGAGGCGCGCCGGGCCTGCGGCAAGGATACCGGCACCGTTCGCCTCGCGGATGGCGATTACACCGTCGTGGCCGATCTGCCCAAACGTGTTGATTGGGACCAGGAGAA